TTAGCTGTTTATTACACGTCCATCATTGCAGACGAGCTTTCCGTACTTGATGTTCCCGACACGTCTGAGCCAACCCTTCAGATTTACCTCTTGCTTAGGGTCGTTCTTCACGATGTCGTTAAGGTAGGTAATCCTAGCGACCTTCAGACTGTCGAACAAGACCCACTGTCCTTGATTGAAGTTATTGATAGCCGCCAAGGTGTTCTTGCCCATGATGCCGTCCACCTTTGTTCCTACAACTTCCTGTATCTTCTGGATGGCCTTTGAACATCCGCTATTGTAGGCGAAGTCCACTAGGAGGTTCGCCACTGACTGGTTGTTTATCTTGTCAGCCATGCAAACATCCCAGTAGTTCCTCTTGAACACTCGGTCATAATCTGCCTTGGTAAGCAACTTCACATCCTCGGCATTGATTACCCCATCACCATTCTTGTCATATCCAACCTTCTTCCAAGTAGCGAGCGTGATTCCGTATTTTGTCGCATTTCCACGGTCGCTTTTTCTGTTGGTGTACTTAGACGATTCCCAACTAAGTACGAACTCGCTTAAAATCTCCGATTTAGCCATTGTCTTTTTCCTCCAACTTTAAGTTATTGTTATTGTGTTCGCCACGTTCCCCTATAGTCTTGGTAATGCCAGCCGTGACGAACAAACTAGCCACACTACCAACAAATGCACTTAACCCCATCAAATCGGTCTTGATAGTCCCATAAGTTACCACTTCCCACACTAAAATAAAGCAGACAACCAGGAGCATCAAGAAACCTATCAAAGTAACGGACACTAAAAAGAATGCCTTGCTTGAATGTCCGCTATTAACTTGTATGAGTAATTTCAGATACTTTATCATAATTTAATCCTCCCTATCACGATATATCGCATCTTCTTCCTTTTCAACCAACGATTCTAAGGATTCTCGCTTTCTTGGTGGGGTTCTAAGTTGACATCCATCCTTGATGCATCTATTCCATTGTGCCTCATGCAAGGCAAGCTTCAAATCGTTCTTCTCGTCCCTAAGATTGCGTATCGTAATTCTGTATTGGTTGATTTCCTCATACAATTCATCTACTTTACTGTTAAGATTAACGACCGACTCGTTGGAACGTTCATAGAGAGCCTTCCACTCATCGGCATATGATGAAATAGTCTTATTCTCTTCCTGTGATGCGAGTGCCGCCTCCTTTCGTTTTCTACTATTATAGTACAGCAACGTGGAGATAACTCCCGATGCGCAAAGAAGATTAATTCCCGTCTGTATTAATTGAATAGTTTCCGCTGTCATTTCCTTATGTTTTTTGTTGCAAAGATAGCTATTTATATATAATAATGTGAAAATAGCCGAGTCAGAAAACTACACAATTAATTTTTGTGCAAATAATTAAATTTTTCCTTAAACAAAGTTATAACACATTAAATTATTTGCTCTATCAATAAAATCTCATTACCTTTGCAAATACAGGTGAGTCACACCATAAAAAACTGAATAAAAATGAAGATAATAGAACAAGACACAATAGACATCATTAAGACACACATAAATGAGCGACCAAGATACAAGTTGGCACAAAGAATGGGTGTCAGCGTAAAATTTCTATATAAGATATTGCACGAATGCGATTGTAATTTTGAGCACAAAAGATTTGTTCCACAACCCAACAGGAAACGTGATGAACAAATCATAAATCTCTATCCTAACCATTCGGTCAAAGAGATTGCCGAGATTGTAGGGTGTCATCCATCTACAGTAGGAAAGGCGGCAAAAAGACTAAAGCTTACTCATTCGAAAGAAACTATCGAAAGACTTAAAAAGAATAGTTTGGCAAACTTAAAGAAAGCGTATGAGAAAGCAATAATAAATAAGAGGGTAAAAAGTTGGAAAAGAACTATGCGTGCAGAAAAGCTCAGATTTATGTCCTGCATTCCGCAGAAAACGAATCTTAGATTTTCAGAGTTACCTGCAAAAGCATATCACGCCAAATACAATCTCATTACGAAACATGGGTATTTCGGTTTTGAAGGCGAACCTTATATCTTGGGTTATGACCGGAATACTCGTAGGATGGATGAGGAATACTACAAGAACAAATATGGATTTTCTTTTGAGGAGGACGAAGAATGCCAAGAAGATTGACACAGGAACAGATGGACTACATCAAAGCCCATATCAATGACTACCCACGAAAGGAAGTAGCCAAGGCTGCTGGTGTAACCTTACATACATTATATAAGTATATCACTATTTTAGGTGGTACGAAAATAGACAATAAATTGAATAATGAGACTATCCGTAAAATCTCCGACATGTACCAAACGATGACGGCAAGAGAAATATCAGAAGTAACGAATATTCCTCAATCGACAATTTTAGGACAGGTCAGTAAGCTTGGATTGAAACATAACGCAGAAACGGCAGACAGAATTCGCAAAGAGCGTAACAAGTCTTTGAGAAACTATTGGAATAAAGAAAAGTATGCCAATAAAGGCAGAAAGTTGCATATGCAATATAAAATGGACGAACTTAGAGTGTTGTCGGGTAAGCCTCAAGAAACAAGGTTAAGAATAAGAAAACTCTCCCCAAAGGTTTTGAATGCGAAGATGTATTTGCGAAAGTCTTATAACTATTTCTACTCTAAGGGTGAGCCGTTTATTCTCTGCTATGACTCCGAGACGAAAAGACATCCGAAAGAGGAATACTATACACGAAAGTTTGGCTTTAAATTTGTGTGCGCTTAGTTTCCGTTTGCAATTCCGTTTGCATTTTTTTGTTTTCTGCAAACGGAATTTGCAAACAAGCCTTTGTTTTTTCGCCCATTCGAAAGTATGATATTACCTCCTATCACCTTAACTACTTGATTATTAGCGGATAAAAGAAAGTTTGATAGAGTTATTAAACCTTTTGCTTATTATTCGTAACTTTGCAGCCGTAACGTTACATAGAGTTAGTTTAATTAAGGTTTAACACAAAAAGATTATTCTTATGGAGACATCAAAAACTTATGTTTTTAATCCAGAGGGTTCAGGTAACAATGGAGGAATGATGAGCTTGATAGCTCCTTTGCTCCAACAGAGAGGCGTTGACCCAAACGTTCTTCTTGCGATGAAGGGTAATAACGGATTCGGCAATGGTGATGGTTCTTGGTTCATTTGGCTGCTCTTTATCCTTTGCTTCTGCGGTTGGGGCGGTAATGGTTTCGGCTTTGGTGGCCGTGGAAATGGCGCAGGTCTTGCTAATGAAATCAACAATGACTATGGTCGTTCCTTGCTTATGGATGCAATCGGTGGCAATCGTAATGCACTCAGTAATCTCGCTACCCAGCTCAATTGTACAGAAGGACAGATTCAGCAAGCAATCTCTGCTTTGACTACCCAAGTCCAGAACGTGGGCAACCAAGTAGGCATGAGCGGAATGCAAACTATCAACGCTCTTCAGCAAGGTAATATGCAGATTGCATCACAACTCGCTGATTGCTGCTGCCGTGTAAATAACAATATTACGGCTATGGACGGAAACGTCAAGTTGGCTATGTGTCAGCAGACTGGCACTTTGCAGAATGCCATCAACAATGTAGCCGTAGGACAGGAGCGTGGCTTCTCTAACGTGGCTTACGAGACTCAGAGACAGACTTGTGATTTGCACAACGCAATAAAGGAAAGCACTCAGACCATCGTTGACGGTCAGAAGCAGGCTGAGATGCGTGAGATGCAGAACAAGATTGATTCTCTTCGTGAGGAGAACAGTACCTTCAAGTCTTCCGCTATGACATCACAGATTGTGGGTCAGGCTGTAGCACCTATCAATGCGGTATTGGCTGGCTTGCAGAGTGAGGTGGCTGGTATCAAGTGTAAGTTGCCAGAGACGGTAACTACTCCTTACAGCCCATTTACTGCGGTTCCTAATTGTGTCGCTTATCAGGCTGGTCTGTATGGTTTGAATGCTGCCAACAACGGATTCTGGGGTTAAAGAAAGGAGGCTGCTATGTTATGGATGAGACCTTTTGCATGGGTTAATCGTAACGGCTCGGCAGCTATCGCATCTACAGGCGTGGTGGTGAACACCGAAAATGTTGTTTTCTCGTTCAGAAACCACGCCTTCGTGAATGCTAACTATAGGGGAACTATCTTTGTGAACCTACATCAAGCCATTCCGACAGGTACGACAAATACGCTGCCAATCCTTTTCGAGACCAATGGCGTAACCCAAGCTGTAACTAAGTTCAACGGCAATCCTTTGACGGTAGCCGACATTGCAGGAACTGGAGTTTATCAGTTTTGGTTCGAGCGAGATACTAACACCCTTCAGCTAATGACGGGTATTGTTTAACAATTAACATTACAAAGCTATGTTTCAAGGACTTCGACCTAACAGCATATTCTATGTGCTTGACAAGGGTGAAAACCCAAGTCTCAAAATCGGACAGGTTGTGTCGGTCAGTAACCCACAACCTAAGTTCCCGACATATACTCCTGGGCAATTCAACCCACAACCAATGGAGACTACCGTTGATGTTGTCGTGAAATTGCCGAATGAGCAAATGGAGTTCAAACAACTCCCATCCAATATGCAAATCGCAAACTCAGAGAACCTCGTGGTTTCTGAAAGTCGTGAAGCCATGGATGCAGAAGTTGAGGCTATGTATCGGCATTCTAAGGAGATTGTGGAAAGCGAGTCATACCACAAAAAGGTTATGGAAGAGTGCGCAAAGATGCGTGCCATCTTGAATCCACAAATAGCCAAAGACAGACAACAGGAAGAAGACATCAACAACCTCAAAAGCGAGGTTAGCGGAATGAAGGGAACTTTGACCGATATTAAGTCTATGTTGTCAGTGGCTTTGGAAAAAGTTAATACAAAAAAGTAAATCATTATGGGATACATGATAGAAATTACCGAAAACAAGGTAAATGAAATGTCAGAACTTGTAGAGAAGATGCTTAAGTATGGTGGTAAACTCATGCACTGCATTGATGAAATGGGGGATGACAAGTATGGACGAATGGGTCACAGAAACCCAATGCCGGATTACCGAGACAATTGGGATGACGATGAAGACCGCTATGGTGAAAGACATGGTGGTCGCAGAGGTGGCGGTTATCGCTATTAGTATTACACTTTGAGGTGGGGAGAAATCTCCACCTCCTTAAAAATTTCAGTTATGGGAAGATACAAAATACCACTTGATGCATACGACATGAAGCCCGAAGGAATGATTGCATACCTTCGCTATAATGGATGGCACTTCAATAAAAAGATGTGTGATTGGGCTATCACATTAATGCGCAAGACAAACGCAACGACAGGCAAGTTAGAAAGAGTAGAACCTACAGAAAAAGACACTGTGGAGGAACTCCTTAAAGTCAACAACGTAAAGTTGGAGAATGCTGACAATTACGATTTTGTCTATGTCGCAAACATGGCTAGAGCCGATTTCTTTAAGTCCTCTTTAAAGGATGAAGCTGCTTTGGCTCAATTTATTAAGGATATGGTGGATGACCCAGACCAAGAGGATGGATTCATTTTCAATAGATTTTATGCCGATTGCAATCATAACGGTATCGGCATACCATGGGATGATGTATTATGATTAAACAAGAAATTTACTTAGAGAAATATGATTGGAATGTGATTGTATGTCATGTTGTTAATCAAGAAGAGGTTGATGAGGCTATAGATGTACTAAGTTCCATTGATTGTAAAGGGCAACCATTGCTGGATGCATACGACCACATCTCAACCAATTCACCAAACAAAGGCTTGACATACACAAATGTTTCAAAGAACACAAGTGTCGTCCTTATCTGTAAGTCAACATCTGAAGGCGAGTATATAAACAGCCTCACACATGAAATGTTCCATGTAGTTGCACATATATGCAACCATCTGGGAATAGACATGCAAGGCGAAGAACCATGCTATCTCATGGGATGGCTTTGCCAGTCTATATTATAGAAGATTTCCTTATAAGTTTAACTTGGCGGGCAGAACTTGGATTTTTCCATCTGCCCTCCTATAAAATTACAAGAATATGAGTTGTTCTAGCATTAAAAATTATCTTTTCGAACGTTATAACGAGGATTACAACGTTCTTTCCGAGAATGAAAATCGAGTTATCATCACATTTGATGATTCAGACTTGTCTGTACTAGTGAACAAGAAGGAGAATAAAATGTTTATTCTTGTTCCGTTAACTAAGATGCATTCATTTGAGTTTCATCCAAATTGGCTATTAGTAGATGGAGAACGTATTAATAGCAATTTGTTTTGGCAGGAATGTGGCAACCAAGTAATAGAGTACCAAGGCGATGCTCCTATGGCGATCAAGGAAGATTCTATTACGAGAATTATTAAAGATTTCATTAAAAACAGATAACGTTTTAAAATTTGCATTAATTTATTTGCAAGGCTGTCTTTTTTGTCGTATCTTTGCATTATTAAAAAGGTGAGACACACCATAACAACTGTGTTTTTTCGAACTCTATATTAGAAAATATAGCTATTAAACAACAATATAGAAAGCAAAGATATGACAGGAAAAGGATATTTTATCAAGAAAAAAGTATTGTTCATTGATTTAGATGATACTATTATCAAGACTATTTCAGGAAACAAATTTCCAATAGATGTGACAGATTTCAAAATCCGGAAAGAGGTTTTGGATAAGATCGTAGAGGTGTTCCCTACTCTTTACTATGTGGAAATAGTTTCAAACCAAGGAGGCATCCCTCAATTCGTTGACGAACAGGACTTCATAGGAAAGATAAAAGCGATTGAAAGCTTTATGCAAAAATATCTTCGCAATCATACCGGACGAAATATCTTCGTCAACTCTATGTATTGCCCATCGCATGCAGAGATAGGAATGAGAAAGCCAAATACTGGAATGCTTGAGTCGTATTCTTCTTGGAAGAAAAGTGAGCTGATAATGATAGGTGATGCTAGCGGAAAAGATGGAGATTTCTCAGACTCCGACAAAAAATGCGCAGAGAATTTCGGAATTGAGTACATTGATGTAGAAGACTTCTTGAAAATATGAAAGCAATAAAAAAGAGAGGCAATCACTTACCTCTCTTTAACTTATAAGAAATGTTCAAAGTACAGATACAATCCTACCCCGAACCACATTATCAATATCATAGTTGATGATGTCACCCAAGCCATGAAAAACTTATCGACCTTCTTATATTTATAGGAAAGATACAAATAAGCAATGAACGAGCAGTTGATGATTACCAGTATCGCTACTATAATCAAAGTCTGAAACATAAAATCCATAATACTCATATATGCTCGCTTATCCGTGCTGCGTAGGGCTTGTACGTTATGATTTTCTCTTGCTCTTTATGAAGTGAAGAATATCCCACTTCTTCCAATATCTGGTGTGCCCACGCTTCTTACACTCGCCGTTCGGGATTTCACCCCTAGCCACCATTCTGTTAAGGGTAGCATCAGAAACATGCAGCTTCTCCTTGACCTCCTCCGTGCTCAGCATCGGGTTGAGAGCATACGGCAGATAGTTCTCACAAAGGTCTTCTATCTCATCGCTACTCATTCCGCAAGCAGTTACCTTCTCCCCTCTCTTCTCTTGCTCGTCTGCTCGAAAGCAAGAGTCAGACAACGATTTTAATAACACTCCCAAGGTGTGATAACCAAATAACTTTCCCATATCATTATAATCTAGAGATTAAACTTTGACAGCCCTTGCCTGAGAAATACTTATCGGCAAAACCATATACATAAAATATAATGGTCATTACAAGTATTACAACATTAGCTTCCACCATTTCGTTGGTGGTAAAAACATTCCAGTATACGATATGAATAGCATTTATCCCAAATAGGTAGATGATCATCGGAATACGCCATCTGTAGCAGAGCCAAAAGAATCTGCTCGCAATTATAAGTACAAGCGGATGGATGTAAACGGAAAAATAGATAAATGCTGCCGATACCCAATTCTCCTTAAACCATACGCACATTTCTTTTTCATGAGACGCAAATGTTACCATGCATGCAATATGAAATATCCATGAGCTAAAAAAATCTCGCCAAAGCGAATGTAAATTGGAAATAAAATGCTATCTTTGTTGCGTTAAACCAACATTGAGCAATTATGACTAACGTAACATTCCCTCAGTTGATCCAGCGAGGCTGTGGTATCGACGTCCACTTGAAGGTGGTGGTGGCAACAATTGATGGTGTGGGCATCCGTAAGGAGACTCGCTCTTTTGACACCTTCACGAGTTGTTTGACAGAAATGAAAGAATGGCTGTTAGCTAATGGTATTACCCATGTAGCAATGGAGAGTACCGGTGTTTATTGGAAACCAGTAATGCGTGTCTTGGAGGCAGATATTCCAAATGTCTGGATAGTGAATGCCCGTCACATCAAGAATGTGCCTGGTCACAAGACAGATAAAATGGATAGCGAATGGATTTGCAAGTTACTTCTTGCAGGTCTGCTGAAGCCAAGTTATATACCTCCAAAGGAACAGCGGCAGTTGCGCGACTTAACTCGCTATCGTAATAAGCTTATTCAGGCTATAGCTGCAGAGAAGAATCGCATGATGCGAGTCTTGGAAGATTGCAACATTAAGCTTTCAAGTGTTGTAGCTAACACCTCTGGTGTTACAGCAACAGCTTTGATAGATATGCTTTGCGAAGGTCGTAAGTTGACAATAGAAGACATCGAAAGTGTTTATCACAAGAAATTGTCGGCTAGTCCGCAAGAATTGTTGGAGGCTTGCACTGGCTTTGTCGAGGAACACCATGTATATATGCTTCAGATGATTCGTAAGAGTATTGCTCAAACGCAAGGACTCGTTGATGAATTGTCCAAGCGTATCAAGGAAATACTTATCAAGTATGACAATGTGCTAGAATTACTAAAGGAGATACCGGGTTTCAATACCAAGGTAGTCGAGGACCTCGTTTCAGAAATTGGCCTTGACATGTCAGCTTTCCCATCCGAGAAGCATTTGGCATCTTGGGCAGGTATCTGCCCTGGCAATAATGAGAGTGCTGGTAAAAAAAAGCGGAAGAATTACTCACGGTAACAAACAAGTAAAGGCTGTCCTGACAGAGGCAGCGTGGGCTGCGACCCGTACCAAGAATACTTTCTTCAGTGAACGTTACCATCGTATCAGTGCCAGACGTGGAAAAAAGCGTGCCTTGATTGCGGTTGCACACTCTCAATTAACTGCTGCATATCTGATTCTCAGCACAGGTGCTAGATACCATGAGTTGGGTGCTCAATATATGCAAGCCAAGATTGAGAAAAAGCGAAAGCTTTACTTGACTGCAGAATTGAAGAAACTTGGGTACAAAGTTAGTCTTGAGAAAAAAAAGGAAGCAACAAAATCTTGAGACAACACTATCTTAGGCCGATTTTTACTGGAACACCCATAGTCCGATTATGAAATTGGTCTCAACAGCTAAGCGGCAAAGACTGTGACTTATGGACACGTGTATGAAACTTTTAAATCTTAGCTGTTACATAAAAATGCCGTACTTTACAGTCGCACTTATAGGTATTATGAGTGCTATTCTTTCTTGTGTCTAATACTCACATAAATATAAATTTAGTGTAAAACATATGTTCTACAGTAATGTAGGACGATAATAATTTACGTATGAAAAAGCATGATAAACAGAGGCATCACTTCACAATAATACTTAAACCAAGTGAGTAGCTTTATGCTGTAGCCTCTACCTGCAAGGATAATGACGTTTATCATTTCGCTAACGTCCATGTCCTTAAACATTACTCTTGACAACTGTACAACACCGACTGATTGAACTAACCGATGGACTTCATCTTCTTCCTCTTTAGTCATAAATTCTTCTCCTTTTGTTTTTGGGGTTATTATTTATTCTTAGTTCCTCATTCTTAATAATAAGGAAAGTTCTGCAAAAATAAACAATTTTGCACAATTCCGTTCATTTTGCGCAATATTTTATTGTTAAACTTTATAAAAAGTAACAATCTGAAAGTAATAAATCACAAAAATAGCGTTAGAACTGAACAAGAATGCCATTCTAACGCTATTTCTATATCTACTTATCAGTGTTTATCCTATCACAACCTCAAGGCTCTCCATATCGGCGAACTTCAAACCGCAATCTTTCGCTGCCTTGAAAAGCTCTTTCTCGTCAACGTCCTCGATGGCTACCTCTACCTCGGCATTGGCAAGGTCTGAAAAGTACTTCTCGGTCTTCTGCTTCTGATTAAAGAAGTACTCATTAACCTCCGCAAACTTGGCGGAATCCTCCTTGGTGTATTCGTAGCCCTCATCGGCGTGCTTCTGTTCCAACTGCTGGCACTCCTGGAGCTTGCGCTGCATATCATCGAACTTATCGTCCTTCAAGCTCTCCTGTGCTTCCTCCACATCCTTGTCGTAGGTATCGGCTACGTGGCGCAGAGCCTTCATATTCTTCCAAACTCGCATAGCGGCATCATCGCTCATGGATGATGTCTTCAATGCCTTCAATGTTCTGTAGGCTGCAACAGCCTCGATTGTCTTAATCTTCTTCATTTTGTTTCTTTATTTTTATGTTATACAATATTCTTCGCCAGATTGCCATAGCAGAATATCTTTCCTATTAACACTGCAAAGTTAAGAAAATAATTCCGAATAGCAATGCAGGAGGAGCAAAAATTACGAATTTTAAAAATCAGCTTCCCCACGTTGGATAATCACTAGGTCGTAATGTGTCTGCTTTCTCGGTGAGAACGTAAGCCACAAATACATTTCCAGTATCTTTCAAGTACTCGCTTACTTCGATATAGTAATCCATGTCACTATTTGGCTTTAACCCGAACGTTTGCATATTTTTATTCAATCTTGCAACAACATTCCCGTTCTTCTCTACTTGTATCATTATACCATTATACTTTGTTGTACTGCTATAATTGTGTAGATAGATATATTTACCTGATTTACCAGGAGTAACGATGCCACTAACTGGGTCTCTGTAATCCAAGTCTTTATTCGCAAGCTTAAATTTAACCTTCGTGATTGGGTCTTCTGTACTATAACCATTCTGACGCTTTACAGCTGGTAATCCATCAATAGGATAAAATATAGCAGGTCTTGTATTTGCAGAATCATATCTAACAGAAGTAAATGGAGTATTACTCATAAATGGTATAACATAAAAAATACCATTACCTATATAATTCATATTATATGCGGAAGCTTTACAATATCCACTATTACATTTTTGCACATTCGTTATAAATGCAGCAACATTTCCTTGCTGATTAATTACTGCAACTCCAAAATAACAATTATTAAAAACGTAGAAATCCCATAAATTCAGATAAATTCCACCTCCGTGGTCTTCTCTAGTGTTATAATACATATCCATTTTTCCTGATGTAGTAGCAACAACATTAGCATTACTGTAACTCCATCCTCTATTTATCACGGAATTATATTCTTTGAAATCTCCTAACCTATAAGGCGAAGAACTTCCTCCTTTTGGCTTCTCGTAAGTATATGATGGAGTTCTAATAATTACGTCTCGGCATAAATCTTCTAATCTTGTATAAGATGGAACTATAAGTTTGAATGTTTTGTCGGTTATTCCAAAATCGGCATCATTTAAATCGAATAGTTTACTGGAGTGGACAGGCTTATGCGGAGACCACTTGTTTATCTTGGCGGACTTGCAAAGAGTAGCCAAATCATTACTCGATTCACCCAGCACAGACTTAACATCGTTGATGGATATGGGGGGGTGATTATTCCGTTATTTACACTCATATTTCTTTCTTTTTTATCGTTATACTTTTTTATATCTACTACATATCGGGCATAATACTACTAAATGGTAAAAGACCCTTTACAACCCAAGTGCCATTTGCTATCACGTATATCTTATACGATTTTCCACTTGTAAGATTTGTGAATCTGACAGTCTTGGTTTCACCTGCATTCATCGTTCCTACCGTATTCATATACTCTCCTACGACCATACTCTGTCCCTTGGACGGGTCGGTCTGATATACGCAATATACAGCAACATTTTTTACTGTAGTGGCGTTATTCTTCATCTTCAACGTTACGATGATTCTACCAAGCTTCTGCTCTGCCGTAATCTGTGCGAAGTTGCTTGCAACAGCTTGTGACTGGCTGATGATGGAGAGCTGCTTGCCTCCTGCGAGGTTTGGGATGGCGTAACAAGTCATCTGATGAAGGGTGTGGTCACTGGAGTAGTTGAATGAGCAGAACATCGGAAAGGCAAGGTAATCGCCTACCTGAAGGGCGTTCTTGGGCAGCGGCACGGTGAATGTGCCCACGCTGGATGCCGTGGTGATGTACATAAGAGTGGACTTGCTCTTGTCAGTGATGATGTAGCCGAAGTACTTATCCTTGAATGCGGCGAAATCGAAATAGCTTATCTGTAAGCCATCTACCGATACGATATTGTGTTCCGTGAGTATCTGATTGGTATCACTCTCACGGATGAACACGTTGGTGGATAGATAATCCTTCACCTCGGGATTGGCATTGTGAAAATACCCTCTGAAATCACCCAAGCGGAATGGCGCAGACGCACCGCCAGTTGGCTTGTTATATAAGGTGGTATAGCCATTATTGGTCTTGGAGTATTCTGCCACAAGGTCTTTCCAGTTGCTCTTGCCGTTTTCTACCGTAATATTGATGCCGTAGTTGCCATCCTTCGCCTTATACCAATCATCGGGAAAGGGTGATGGAAATACAGTAGGCTTGTACTTCGCCCAGACGTTAATTTTCGATGATGTGCATAGGTCTGCCAAGGTACTGCTGCGGTTCATTCCGAGACAATCCGCAACATCATCCACGCTCACTGGAGCAGTGATTTTGTTATTAGATAGAGCCATACGCTTAATCTTTAGAACTTAAAACACTAGGCAAGGCAGCTCTATAAGAGCCACCCTGCGTTAATACTCACGATACTTACTCTGCTGCCTCGCTAGCCATATTGGTAGCGATAGCGGAATCAACCTCCGCTATCAATGCTGACACCTCACTGAGCTTGCTCTGAGGGATGCCGCTGATGTTGTAGGTCAGCTCGCTGCCGTTGTAGCTAGCGTTCGCGTTGCCGAGATAGTTACCATTTGCATCACCATAGATACTCATGTTGATGCTGTCGATGTTGCCACCAGTCTTGTCAACATTGTAGGTGATTTCTACTCGATAGCCGTCCTTGGTATAAGTGGCGGTTGTCTGTTCACTCTTCTTGTTAATCTTTAAATTCTCCATTTTCTAATCTAATTTAATAAATTAATATTCTTGTTATCTAATCTCTTCTTGTCACTGCTGTCCTGCTTTCCGCTCAATCGCTGAACCTCGGATTCGAGGAAGACCACACGAGCCTTCAACCTGCTGACCTCATCACCCACCTGCTCGATAGCACCGAATGCCGTTGCAATCAGCTTCGGAGACCAGTAGTTGATTTTGTAGTAGCCCTTCTCATCAGTCTCCACGATGTCCTTTAAGTGAGGGTTGCACAAGACGTGCTGGGCAATCCAACCGATAGACCTTGTATTGTCCTTCTTCCAAGCAAAGCCGAACGTGCCACCCATCATCTTGATGATGCCGAAGTAGTCCAGCTTACGCAAATCCTGCTTCAAGCGGATGTCTGAGGATGAGTATGCGGTGATGCCGCCAGTAGCAAGAACATTACCATTCATATATATGTTCGTAGAGCTATCACGATATAGCATCCAATTATCACATACAACATCATAAATGCCTCTATTCACATTTCCAGAACCAATCATTAATCTTATATCATAAGTTCCATTACTAACTCCTATATAAGTACCTAAATTTTTATCAGTTCGTTCTATCATTAATCCACCATTACCAGTAATGTAATTAGTAAATTTAAGTAATGCTGCACCATACCAATTTCTCCAAGTTCCATTATATTGTGCTCGAACGGCAATATAAGGTTTATCACCATTATTAGATATAGCAAGTTGAGAGTCCCAACCACCATTATTATCCCATCCAAAATGTAGAATATGTCCTTCATTACCTAATGGTTTTTGATTAGCTTGAAGAGAACTTGTAGCATGAGTTAAGAATAATCTATTTAAACCTTTATCATAATCATTGATAGATGTAGTTCTACCATCAGGATAACTATTATATCCATCTATGCTACCTATAGCATAAATATATGCTTGTTTTATAACACCACCTGCTGACATATCAATAAAACCGTTACTCTTTCCAGCTATACTTATATTATTAGTATGTAACATTTTATATTCAGTAATTGTCTTATTGAATGCATAATCAGCACCAAACCATATTACTCCATCAGCTATTCTAAAAGTATCATAATTACCATTACTTCTCTTAAAGGATATACTTTCTCCTGGTCCATCTGAAACATCAGAAGTATATATACTATTTACATTAACAATATCAGAATTATGTAAATTTATACCAAACTTAGAGTTTGAAATCCAATATCTATCGCTATCAGTATCTAGATAATCACCAGTTCTATTTACTTTTCCACTAATATCTTGATGAGAAGTTAAATATCCTTTTCCAGTAACCCAAGATTGAGTAGCATAATTACTATCATTTGTAAATTGACTTACTTTTGTAGGTCTTCCACTTACATTACTCCAAGCAACAGAATTAGCACTTCCTGCATTGCTTGCATAGCTAACAGATAGAGTAGATATAGCTTTATGACCACCACCTCCGGTAAGAACGTAATTATCATTAGAATTATTTTTCTTAAATCCAACTCCATTCCAATATCCAGATGTATCAAAAGAACCAGCTTTGCGTGAAGCCCATCCACTATCCATATTAGAGAAGAAGTCTATTGCAGCATCATTAGCTACAATCATATTTTCATCTTTACCATTTGTGTGTTGTTTTAGCACCTCACTTGCAGATTCTCCTCCGCCAATAATAGTAAGTCCACCACCACCGATACATATACCATTACCATATATATCAACGTTATTATCTACAAACGTTATCATGTCATAGGTATACTTAGACCCTTTATATCTAATATTACCAGTCATAGCACCACCGCTAAGTTTAAGGTAAGTATTAGCTGCATCCGCAGACTTCAAATAAGCACTAAGACTTTGATGACTAGTTAGGAACGTTGCACCTTTGGTAAAGGTGAGTTTCTTGCCACTTTTCGATACCGAGGTGATAGCGTTGCCAGTGCCGCTGGTCGCAACCTCGTTGACGTAGCCATCTAGGCTCTGATGTGAAGTCAAGAACGTTGTTCCCTTTGTCACGCTGATAGTCGTTCCGCTCTTACTGATGGCTGTCACTGCGTTTCCACTACCGCTAACACTAACGTCCATAGCCGAGCCTCCTTCTAGGCTGACGATACGACTATCAAGAGCCTTGATAGAGTAGGCAGAAGCTATCTCAGACAGAGATTCGCTAGTAAGTTTCAAGGCATCTGCATAGCTCTTCACACTACCATTCAACCCACCACCACCTGACGAGCCACTACCTTCACCATAGGCGGTAATGCCACCAGTAGTATAGAGGTTTGCCACCTCGTTAGTCGTAGTGTTCGTAATCTTCAACGCCTTATTGGTTGCATCATACTCCATCTTTATATTGCCGATGGAGATATACTTTCCGTTAGGCACGATGATACTTCCGTTAATATCGGCAGTACCGTTAAACGAGTTACCCCAAAGCTTGCGAGTATTCGTGAGCTGGAGAGCCTTTTTCGCAGAACCGCTTGTAAAGTAGCCCTGCAAGGTGGTGATACTCGTCTTGTTGGTGGATATGCCCGAAGCGTTCACCCCTTCTGCCTTTTTCGCTCTTGTTACCTCGTCAGATATAGACTTATTGATTCCATCAACGATACCACTTAAAGTGTCTGTCTGCGCAATATTGGCGAGGAAGCTCACCACCTCGTTCCACTTATTGATAACGCCGTCCGCAGTCTCCTCGTCAGTAGTTATAAGGGCGTACCAGTCATAGGCACTATCCCAATGAGTTACTTTTACGGATGAAATGCCGTCCAACACAGACTTATTGCTATGAGTATGCTTTGCTGATACCGCACCATCCCAAGCTGTCTGCTTTGTCGTTGTTGGAATTGAATATCCAGAAGCAAAAGTAACAGCAAACGTGCCGCTTGTCGTGATGGTCTTTGTTGCGCACGCCAAACCTGTAGGGAGGGTAAGAGCCACTGATGTAACAGTACCCTTGTTGGTGGTATAGCCCTTTGCATCAATCTCCGCTTTGGTATAATAGCTTGCGAGAGACTGATGAGCAGTTAGATACCCAGCATCGTTGGTAAGCTGGCTTACCTTCGTGATGCGGTCGGTGATTTCTGTCCACTTGTGGGTATGCGCACTAGGTGCGAACGTTGATGGTTTACCCGTGATGTTATTCCAGGAGAGATTCAGACCGCCAAGCTCTGTAGCTATATTGTCAATTCGGCTGCTAAGAGCCTTGACAGCATAGGCATTAGGAATACTAGTCAAGTCTGCATCTGTATAGCTTCCCTCTAAGATTCTCGCATAGCTGATTACGCTTGCATTCAATCCGCCACCGCCTGCGCCACTACTTGCTCCGTATGCTGTGATACCACCTGTGGCATAGAGATTTCCATCCACTTTTATCGCCTTGTTGGTTGCATCATACGTGATGCTGATACCGTGGAAAGTGATAGCACCCTCGAATGTAGCATCGCCCGATACACCAAGTTTAGAGAATGGTGCGTTTGGCTTCAGCGACACAAGGTCGGCAACGCTCGTTCCTGCACTTCCTGACTTCCACGTAGGCTCGAAGAAGGTGAGGTATGCGCCAAGATTCTTCTCGCTGATGATAAACGATGTCGGGTCTGCGTGAACCCTACCATCAGTTCCCCACCAGATTGCGCCACCTGCCACATAGCCCGAACCATCGAAGCGGAAGATGGTGTTGGCAGGAGTCTTAGAGCCATCGTTGTAGTCCTTATCGACCATTTCGCCACCGAACCAAGCAGCGATGCCGCCTCCCTTTGCAGACTTCTCTGTTATACCATTGATACCTGCCGTAGTATTGCCATCCGTGTCTCGCAAACCGATGAGTGATGTAAGAACCAGACCTCCGTTAATTTCAGTATCGGGAGCATCCATCAGAGCCTTCTTTAAGTAAGCAAGGCTGGTTACGTCACCGATAACTACACCGAGGTCGCCATATATCTTGCTAGTAATATATGCGTTTGCCAAGCCAAGCTTGTCGTAAAATGCGCTGTATGCTGACTGGAAGTTGGTAAACTTCGTTCCGACAGCAGATACGATGGTAGCCTTGCCTTTAGTATCAGCAGCATTATATCTCGCAGAAATATCTGAAAGATACTCGATGAGTTCTTTCTTGGCAGTCGTGAGAGTAGCAAAAGCGGTATTGAGGTCGGTGAGTTCCTTGGTGTCCTTCAGTACCTCTGCATCCTTCACCTCATTATATGACTTCTGCGCTGCCGCAAAATCATCTTCGAGTCGTTTAGAATCCTGAGCCATTGCCGCAATCTCCGATGGCTCAAGATAGCCATCTGTAACATAATTATCGAATGCCTTCTTGTTGCCAGTGACGGTCTTGCCGAGGTTCGTAATGTTCGTCTGTGCGGTCTGTGCCGCCTTCTGAGCTTCTTCTGCTGCCTTTTTAGCTGCGTTGGCAACGGTATCATCGGTGTATTTGGAAGCCTTGATCCAATCGGCGATGGCAAACGGAGAACCAGCAGCTTTGAGGGTCTGGCAGCGCAATACCTCATTTTTGTAGATACTGCCATCTGCAGGATAGGTAGCATTCACCCAAATATCGCCCACCTGATAGGGCGGTGTAGGCTGGGTGCTGAAAACCTTCATCTTGCCATCTGCCGTTTCCTGTGCGTTGCTTGCATCGGATAGAGCTTTGGCGATGTCGGTATCGGCAATGATAGTCCACTTATAGGTGTTGCCGTCCTTGGCAAAGCGGTATGCCTTGCCCGTCTTGTTGTCGTAATACAAATCTCCAAGATGGGTATCTTTATCCTTGTCGGTCGTCCAACTGCTTGCTGGGGCATTCTTCAAAGTAGGCACTCCCTCATAGAACCAAGTCTCAATAGCCCCATCCACCTGATTCTGAAGGTCGGTAATGACCTGCGAGTTCTTGATGAGATTGTTTACCTGCTCCTCGGTCAAGCCCTTTGCTGAGTTCTCCTTAATATACTGAGACAGTTCCTTGCCATCCACAGTGGATTTGGCAGAAATCTTGCCTTTAACAGATACCTGCTTGGTTGCGCTGTCATACTTGATGTAGCTGCTACCCTCGTAATTGTTCTCCTTGGTAGGTCGGTCGCCTACATACATATCGCCGTAAACATTGAAGAACGCCTTGTTGGTTTGCTTGTTTACGCCATATTCCACGTACTCCCTATTGGCAAAGGAATAGCTGTTGATGCCGTGATAGAGGCTGACGGATGGCGAATAGGTATCTACCGCCGAGAAGATAAGGCAGTTTTGACGTTCTACATCGGTTCTATTACCGCACTGCGACAACACATCACCTTTAGCAGGTACGTCGCTTGCCGTAGCGCAATCGGTATCGGAAAGGTCGATATAATGATACTTCTTTCCTTCTAGCTCTACAGGGTCTTCATCGCGACCGATTATCAATCGCCAATAGAAGTGATTGCCAACCTTATGATAAGTGCCCTTTCGGACGTTGAATGACTCAGAGCGCACTTGGTCGCCAATAGCGAAATCATTATCCACTGCATCGCCTTCCTGCTCTGCTAAGAAATAGCAACGATAAGCCTTCTGTGACACATTATTGTATGTCACAGTAACCTCTTCTACCTTGTGAGCCACCACACCGCCAGCAGGAGAAATAATCTCCTTACCACCGATGGTGGAGGTTTTCTTGACAACCAGTTCCTCGAAGATAGCCTTCATTCTCACCTCCAAGTAATCTGTGATGAGATGCGAGCGACCTGCTGCGTCCGTATTCCAGGAACCGCCGTTCTCATTGTTGAAGTTACCGACAAGCAAACCACTTAAAAGCTTCTGCACCTTCTCCCAGGTGATAGTACCCTTGGCGGTGTCGTCCTTTGTCTTGTTTAATCTTTGTTCATCAACAGCTTTTGCTGAAAATACATTATAATCCGTAGGAGTTATGCTATCATAACTCTTAATGATGTAAATCGACCTTCCGCTTCCGCCATTACCATTAAGATAACTCTGTCCATTATAGATAAGTTCTTCTATCTTTGACTCCATTGCATTGAGGCGGGAATACGAAGGCTTTTCTCCAACATAATACTTCGCACCATCAAAAGGAATATCAAGGCTGAATTCATATCCAATAACTCTTGAAGACCTATAACTGTCACCATAACCTTTATTATAAAGATTTACCCTGTCTCCTACTCCATGCAAGTTACCCCTACCCTGATTATAGGAATAGTTAGCCTCAGCAGTACATGTATATGTCGTAGGGTCTATCATGGACTTCTTCAAATCCTTTATGGAATCCGTCAGCAACTCATTGGAAGCGGAAGAAACCAAAGTATCACCCAATTTGGTAGAATCCCAATTATAGAGAACAAAAGTATCTCCATCCTTTGGATGCAAAGTTGTGTCCGGCAAAAAACGACCATAATCCTCATTAGCAACAATCTCAAATACCTGCGACTTAGGATTTATCTGTTCTTTTCCATCCTTAAATATAGGATTTCCATCATCATCTAAAAGTATTTCAGGAACTCCATCTGGATTAAACTCACATTCGAAGTCCATACCATTAAGAGAACCGCTTTGGAATACTATATGTAAGTTCTTGCCACTAAGGATATACGCCTTTCGGAAGGCCATATCACCTGTTTTTTCGCCATCTTCATTGACAATAGTAAGCGAATTTACACGATAGAAAGTCCGTTTGATGTAATCTCCTTCTTCTGGTGTACTTTCATCTTCTACATCTTTTTCATATGATGTTACCTTAGAAGTCTTGATAAGATTTCTTGGATAAATATCATCATTTGTAGTTACTCCCTCAACATATTGGTCTTCACGGAGTCCACCTACTTGTATATATCCATTTTTCAGTTCAAAGCCATTCTCTGCCAGCATTTGCTTGTTTTGTTCAGAACATTCTGCTGACGTTGGAAGCATAAGGCGTTTTTCGACAACACCATCCTTTGTTATATCTGCATCGGAATCATTCTTGTATCCGCTAGGCAAGTTCCTTGCTGCTCCAAAGGCATATACCCTGTTTGCATAAGTGGATTGGCTTTGTGAGCTTGACATAGAAACGATATTGTCGTTAAGTCTGAAATCAGTAATAGCATTCGTATTCTCACAAGTTCCAAAATGCAGTATATTTCCCTCAAACCACCATTCACAACCAAACGTCTGGGCTATATTCGCAATAGCATCCAATATGCTAGAATTGGAATAGGTTATAAGCTTTGCAGCATTCGCATCTACACTCGCATCTATAACATAAGTATAATCCGTTCCTTCTCCTTCAAAATTAGGGTCATAAAGGTAAGACTTATCTAACTTCGCATAATAAGCTAGATTTTTCATTATCACTTCTATATGAGTACTAATTTTTGAAGTAAGAGAGAATGTCGCTTCTTGTGAACCTGTATTCGGGCGATACTTCAGGATCTTATTCTTTAACTTACGATAATAGGCATCGAATTGGATTTCATAGGAATATCCAATAGTATCATTATCTTTGGCCTTAGTTAAATCTATAAGCTCAAATCGTCCATATGGTGTTTCGATAAAATCACCAAGCAAGAAATATGTCGGTCTAGAAAGTTTAAACGAAAGCTTACAATAGTGAGACCGCATCAATTCATAATGAACTAATGCTTCTTGTGTAACAGGAACAGTACATCTTACTTGTACGTTTCCGCTATTATCGTAGTACTTTATGTCGATTTCCTTGAAAGTTTTCATAATTATTCTATATCTTCAAATTCTTTTAAAGTGAATTTTTCTCTATCCGAATCCGTCAGTTCTCCTCTATTTGTAGGATTGTACTCCACTAACTTCAAACTCTTCTTGCCTATAGAACCTCCTTTTCCCCTAGAATAGCTAGATGATTTTCTTGCACAATACAAACGATAAACATCATCTTTTGATTTCGGAACCTGTATAGTAACAAAGCCATTATCCATAAGCGCATCAAAGGCTTTTACCCTTTTGTTATAGTCAGTATGGTCTCTGCCAATAATGACGAACTCTAATGTAATGCTTCTTTCTGCCTTTTTTGGACGAATAGGAACAACCCTAGTTCCATGCTCAGTTCTTACCTCGTTGGCAATATAACTCTTATTGTCTGCATCAGCCTCTAATGCATCTAAGAATCCACTACCCATCTTTACACGATAGTTAGTCCAAGCATCCTTTCCGTTTATGATAAGTTCATTCGAATTCATGTCAGCAAAGTTAAAAACAAAATGAGGAATAATATTATATTTTTACCACAATGCTTTCACTTAAAATTTAAGTGCAAAAAGGGCGCAAATCCGAGCAGGAAATGCGCCCCCCCAAAAAAACAATAAGCATTTGATGTTATGAAGCTGAATTTTCGTCTCCCTTTACCTTTGCAGCTAACGCAACTTTTTCTTCGGAATCCTTGCGTATCTTTTCTATCTCTTCAGCAGGAGCGTCCGTGAGTGCAAGCATTTGAACAGCAGTCTCTAACGAGAGTACGCCTTGATTATATAGTTCCGCAATAACTTTCCACTTATCCTTTTTGTCATCCTCAAACGGCTCTGAAAATTCGAATTCAACCTCAAGCTTATCCAATTTGCTTCTCATCTCGGGATATAGTTCCTTCATAACGGCAATAATCACATGCGACAATCTACCGACAAGCTCTTCGTAAATTTCCATTCGGTTCGCCCTCTTGATATAGCCCAATACCAACGCTCGCTTTATACCTACACTGGTAAGCGTGCTCATGGCTTTCATAAGTTCCGGTGACATATCCGGTGTAAATGTATCAAACAATATAGATTGAGCCAAGTCCTCTTTCTCCGCCTTGCGGATTTCTGAGTTCTGAGGAGGGTTGATATATTCAAACCTAGAGTTCTTGCCAGTAAGTTGTATCAGTTTACCCGGCTTGTTCCGCTTAGGAATTGATTGTATCACGTCAGCAGTTGCAGCGGCAATAGGGTCTGCAAAGTAGTTATTGGTGTCTCCAATCTTGGAATCCAGCATCTCTTCACGTTCCATTCTCGGTTCTGCTCCTTCCCATGACTTCGGCTGATGAAAATAAACGCCATTAATCTTTCCGGTTGGATTCGGATACTTATACACTTTCCATCCAAATCCACCACGCTCACAATGATAGTTGAAGACTGATGTAAGTATATCCCAACATTCAACTGTCCTTGCTTCTCGTTTTAGAGAATAACCAATCGCAAAAGCAAGCATATTTCCATACTGGTCAAACAACTCTCGCATCTTATGCCCCTTTGAACGAGCTGCAACATATACGTCAACGTGCATGTTTCCATCTTTTTGCGAGAAATTAAAAACAAGCCCACTTTCTGTTTCAGCTCCGGCAAGACGTTTACATTGGCGTAACTTAGTATTGAAGTATATATTCTTCAAGTATTTCTTATACAATTCAAAGGCCTCATCGTCACCTTCTACTTTCTTCCACATAATGGGATTACCTAATAAGAAAAACAACTCTACCTCATTGATGTATCTCTGCCTCGCTCTTGTCAACTTCTCTGTCCTGTATGGCTTCTCTCCTTTTACCCATTTGTCCTCACGGCTCATCACCTTATGGGTTTGTGGATTATATTCCGATATGGCATTATCCACATCGAAATCATGTTGTTCCATCATATTTACGACAGCATCAACATCGTTATCGTCCAAACGTTCGAATATGCTTCTTTCCACACCCAATGCATTGAGTGTGAGATTTCGGAAATATGTCTTTATCTGAATAATTGAATCTACAAACATCCTTATAACTTTTTGAAGCAAAGATAATAATAAACAGGGTTTCTACACACTTTAATCTACTTATGCCTTTCACTTAGTTTTTAAGTGAATAAAAAAGACTATTTGCTAAAGAATTCATCTTTCTCTAGCAAACAATCTCTTTTGTTTACATAATGCATTTATTTATCATTACAGAATACCCACACTAACTACCTAATAGTTAAATACTTGTATTTTTATTACAAAGGTAATTATTTTTGTTATTTAGTACACTCCTAAGTCTGATTTAGATGCTTTCCTTGGCTTCATCACCTTACCGAGTAATACAGCAAGAATATAATACCTAGCAGCATCTATTAAATGATTGTCATGGTCTTCCGGAACATTGATATAATTACCATCCTTATCCTTTGACCACACATATTTACGGAACTCGCTCTGTAAATGGACTGATTGCCTAGTTGTGAAGATTTCGAATGTCTGCATCTTGTCTATGCCAGCCAATATTGAACCAGCACCCTTTTGTGCTCCATATATAACTATTCCACCAAGAGCAACCTCATCTATCAGTCTAGGGTCGGCACTATCCGCATATACAAACAAGCCTTCATCCGCATAAGGACGTAAGAATTTTATAATATCACTGGACAACATTTCCGTTCTATAGCAAAGCTCTTCTATATACAGGCGATTATCAACGATACCGCACTTAACAATAGCAGTATAATCTTTAGAATATCCCCAATCCACACCGATGGCTACTTTCCTTGCGTTGCTAGGGAACTTATCTACGATGCCAACATGCTTGAAGATTGCACCCTCTGACACGTCAGACCATCTACCTATCATTATATGAGCATATTTCTCCGGTTCATTCTCCTTCATCTCTAATACCTCGTTAAGGAACTCAGGTGACAGATGCTTTATGTTGTCAAGATATGTAGTATGAATGTGCAACACTCTTGGGTCTGTACTGATCTGGACAGGAACGCCATCAAAATACACCTCTTTATGTGTCTTTTCGATGAAACGCTTATATACCCAATGATTGGAATCACATGGGTTCATAATGATTATTACTCGGTTGTGCAAACCTTTCTGACGGATTGAGAGCATAATACGCTCAAAATCTTCTTCGCTAGTCCATTCCTCAGCCTCGTCAACGACAAACGTTGTCACACCATGAATAGACTTTAGCTTTGCAGTCTGATTACCACTCGAAGTATTTATACCACGGAACATGATTTCTGCACCTGTCATCTTATTGACTATATCGGTCTTCGTGTTCTTGAAATAATCCTGCGTACCATCAATCTCAATCTTCTCTTTAACCTCTGGAATTACGGAAATAGCGGCACTCACCATCGTATAACGTGTATAAAGAATCTTATGCGCTATCTTCCTTTCCGCATTGTATTCAAAGGTTAGTCTTTCGATAAACTGAGAGGCTGAGAAGCTTTTTCCTGACGCACGGCTTCCTGTAATAAGGTAAATGAAATGCGTCTTGTCATTATACAACGGATAATAAACGGAATGTGTTTTTGTCATTATTCACCCTCCTCTTGCTCTTCTGCTTCCTGCTCAATCTCTCTTTCTATCCACTTATTGACGGATATACCTTTCTTAGGGTCAAAAGGAATGCCCTTTTCCTCTTCATCCTTCTTACCTCTCTGTATCTCTCTCCAAGTCATATCGTAATGGAATAGCCAAGTTGAAAGAGCTTGTACGTTAGGTGGGGTCTCCTGCTCGGTTTCTCTAGTTTCCACTACTATATCATCTGTCATAACTCCATCTACAACCATATGTCTCTTGGTGGTTGTCTTGCCTTTTACCTTGACACCTCCAAGAGCGCATTTAAGGAATCTGCCACGCACGATTGCATTAATAAACTCTCTGCCACGCACGAGGGATTGAGTTATTCTTTCGCCTCTTTCCGCATTTTCGTCTTCATTCCAATTCTCGTATTTTCCGTTTTTCATTCGGTTGAAGACCTGTGGATTTAGGTCAACCCCAAACTTCAAACCAAGGGCGTAGGCAATTTCAGAATCCTTCTGACCTTGCTTTGCAAGCTGTTCTATCTCATCGTAGAAAGCATCGCCATTGTAATCAAATTTCGGTTTTGCCATTTTCTTGTATTTATTATTGTTTCGCTATATATTGGGCAGATGGGATTTATATCTTGCCTCTAATCTTGTTATACATATAGAAAGGAACGGCTAGAATGAACATCGGTATTGCCAATACCATAGCTATAGCCAAGTTCGCAATCTTCATTAATCTTTTCTTGTTCTCCTTCATAATCTTTCGATATTTATGAGTTGACCAATTGCCCTATCTTGTTTATCAAAGGGGTAAAAAGACACGACACCCATATATTGAACGCTTTCTTTCTCCTCTTGCCAAGAAACATAGAAACAATCATAAATGGAATGAGCATAACTATTGTTATTGCCGCCATTATAAACCCTAACGAGAATCTTATAATCTTTTTCATTGCTTTCATTTTGTTTTTGTTTATATTCGTTTTGCTACTTTCATAAGCATTTCTCCCTTTATTACCTTATCGGTTTCGATAAAGCCAAAGGTGCTCATAAAACGTTCCTTGTTCTCAATATTGTCAAAGGAAAGCATGACGTAAGACTCGGCTTCTAAAGCTTTTTCCGCTGCCTTGGTATTTACCTCTTTCTTTACCTGTTGCATACGTTCTTTATTCGCTTGATATTGAGCCTCTTGCTGCTGATTGGCTATAATTTGATTTTGTTCTATCTGTCGTCTCTGCTCTTCTTGCACTTCCTTTGGTGCTGGCACTTTTCTGTTTTCGCTTTCTTGGGCAAATGGGTCTAGTAAGGAATTGAGTTCTTTGCCTAACTCGTCTTCGCCTTCAGTCTTTACCATTGCATCATATCCGAACAGGGACAGGTCTTCTTCCGTTAATCCGGCATCCATATAGTTTATGTCCGGCAGTAACTCACGGACTTTCATGTCATCCCATTCTCCATGAGCATTCTCGGAATTAAGCATGAGGTTAAGTTCAACTTCGGTCCTGTAATCCACATCTATAGCCTCAGCCAAAAGAGCATAATCCTTTTCGGGATAGCCCATAATCTCATCCATGATGGTTACTTTTTGGTTGCCGCCTACGATGGTCATTGTCTGCTTATTGACGGTTATACCTCCAACAACGCCATATTTCCTTATGGAACGTTTCAATGTAGCTTTCTGCTGCGGTGAAATCTTCCTTGGATTATATGGTGCTATCTGCACTTCGGAGCGTTTGAACTCTTCTTGCTTGCCTGTGAAATAACCTCTTGGTTTCGTCATCTTATCAACTCATTGTTTCTTGCAAAGGTATGAATAATAATTGTTTAAGAGAAATGTTTGTCTGTGCGTCTTTTCACTTTGTCTTTTTAGTGAAATAACATATCGCAGCAACATGTTAATTGGCTTTTATTTTAGTTACTTTTGCACAAAAAAGATATGGGAGACGTTGGAAATAATGGGGCATATGCTAGGCTGAGAGCACAAGCTACCTCTATGCGGAGAAAAGCCGAGTCGGTTGGTAATAAGCTACAAGCTATAGCGGAAGGTATAGCTAAGAAGTATGGAGCAAGGGTCACTCCTATCAATTACAAGAGTGTTGACTCCATAGTACGCAAGGCTAAGGGCGAGGCTAATGGTATTAAAGACATAAAGGACTCGTACAGAACAACCATTATCGCAGACAAAGGGTCAATTCCGAAAATCATAAAAGACCTCCAAGGTAGATACAAAGGCTTTGAGTTCGTTAGACTCAAGAAACAGAAACTGGATACGGGCTATTCAGGAAACATCATCAATATTCGGAACAAGAAGACCGGACTTATTGGTGAGATACAAGTTAACACCGCCAAGATGATTTACGCCAAGGAGAATTATTCGATAGCCTATAAGCTGTTGGGTGGGAAGACCATGCGAGAAATCTACAAAGAGACCAAGAAACCATCCGGTTGGGGACATGCATTATACGAGCAAAGTAGAACCGCCAAGAGTAACGGAGGTAAGAAGCAAAGGTCGGTATCTATGCAACAAGCTTACTATGCTACGTTTCAATAATTAATATATTTAAATTTCAAATAATAAACATTAATTTATTTGCAAGTTTAATATATTTTTTATATCTTTGCATTGTAATAAGGAGATAAAGACTATGAACAATAAAGATAAGAACAAAATCAGCCACCTCCTTAAAAACGGAGAGTCGGTTTATGTTTACTATTGGGAGGATGACATCGTTGTCCGTTATCAATATGTAAATAAAGAACTTATGTGTTACCCAAAAGGTAAAGGGCGTAAGCCAAAAGAGTTTAAGTTTAATGAGAACACCTATGCACAAGATGCTCTTGAATTAGGTGAGTTAATAACGAAAGAAGAATATGAAAGATTCTGAAATGATAGAATTGTGCCTCGGTATCGCTTGCAAGGCGCACAAAGGACAGATTGATAAGGTTGGATTGCCTGTTATATTGCACCCTATCCATGTTGGAGAAATGGGTAATAGTACCGAAGAGATTTGTGTCGGATTTCTCCATGATACGATTGAAGATACGGATATGACCTACGACAAACTGTTATCACTAGGTGTTAGAAAAGACATTGCCGATAGTGTATGTGTACTAACCCACAAGGAAGGTGTTCCGTATTTTGACTACGTACAATCAATCATTGGCTCAAAAGATATGGTTGCAATACAAGTCAAAATCAACGACCTGCATCACAACCTATCGAGAGCTAAGAAGTACGGATTTCAAAAGCAATATGAAAAATGTACTACGGCATTGTCAATGATGGGAAGGTTCTTTCCACATGAAGAAGGACAATACTACCCTTCCTTTGAATATATTCCTTAACTAGTACGCTTGCGGGTATAATCCCAACCTAATTCCTTTGCGACTTCACGAAGAGCTTTATTAGTACTAACTACATCAGCTCTGTCCCAAGCAATTGACAACTGCTCTCTACTCATTCTTCCGTGAGTGTAATCGGAACTCGGTTTAGCGACAAATGAATTAAAATACTTCTTACGCCTATCCTTTATTTTTCTTGCAACATTCACGGCTTGTCGTTGAGTACTTATTCCCCAACCATTCTTCGGTCTTTTCATAGAGTATGTATAAGTGCTTGTGATAGCTCTTACCTCAGATGCGTTATTTATGACCGCAGTAGCAATATCTGCACTACTAAAGCTTCTTCCTATCCTACCTGCTATGTTGTTATCCAACCCTTCTCCTGGGTGGTTATGCGTCAATATTGCATCTTTGTAATTATAACCATTTGGTAATTTCGTACTTGTAGAAGTACCTCTTGTGGAATGGCTTATCTCTTTTCCGTTTTGGTCATAAGCATAAATACGTTCTGTCTTTAACTTTCTAATCTTAGCTTCTGTGTCGGACAAAGCCACATCCAATCCACGGCTATGTCCGGCATTGATTTGCCTATCCGCTCTTTCGCCTCGTTGAGGTCTGCCTCTATATCCTCTATCTGCCATATTTAAATCTCCTTTTTTATTTGCAAAGATACAAAATTTGCAAGGGAGTACCTAAATATCAAAGGTTTACAACTTCACTTATCTATATTGTGCAATCATTCTTTATCTTTGTTGTATTTAACCTCAACATCAATCATCGTTTGTTTCTCAAAAACCGCCTTGCAGGACAATAGCTTACCACTCTTAGATAATTCTTTATCCTTGTACCTAATATCATACTTACCCATGTGATAATCGTAGCAAGCATCAATACAACTCTCTACAAGTTTCTTCTCTGCTTCGAAGTATGGCATTTCCTTCTTGCTCACTTTTGCAAGCCATCCACCACCTTGTATTAGGTCGAATATTCTTGAATACGCATCACGCAAGCCATTGCAATATGCGGCATAAAACTGCACTTTCTGAAGAGGAACTTTTGTACCTTGTTCCATCAACTTGACAGCCAACGCCCTAGCCTCATCATCTTGGCTCTGCTCTAGTATCTTCATTGCATGGTTTACAACTCTTCTTTCCTGTTCCGTCATGTTATTTAGAATTTAAGTTTTTCAGAAAGCCCAATCTGCCTTCTACTTGTGTAAAGGTGTCGTCCAACTCATCGTCACTCATAGAGGAATAGAAAGTATAACTGCATGGACGCATAGTAAATCCATCAATCAAGAAGACAGAGAACCACATAATTCGCTTTACACTACATTGTTTCAGATTAACTTCTAATGCTCCTTGCTCTACTTTTACGACAATATTATTGGTTGATTTAATGCTTAACGCCTTGCCTAAAACATCGTTATATACTTCATTCATTGTTCTTCTCTTTAAATCCTACATATCTCTTCATTTCACTATAAGCTTTCTTCATAGCCTCAGCCGGAGAAAGATTATACTTTTTCTCAATCTCGCTTGTTATATCCGCAAGGTACATTCTAAATAGCTCTTCAATGTAAGTGTCATCTTTCATTCGCTGAATACCTCTTGCGTATATCTTTGCCTTATCCATGCCCCATTCCAATCCCATTTCGTGAATGAATTCATCCAATTGCATAAGGCTTTTCTTTCCGAAGTTTCGAAATTTTACCATATCAAACCTGGAATATTGTACCAAGTCTCCAATAGTATCTATATCGGCTGCCTTTGTCACATTAAGTACACGAACTGGTAAATTACAATTAACTAATCGGATGGAGAACACTGAAGGGGGAACATCTTCAGATAGTTCTTCTTCTTTTTCACCCTCTTGCATAATCAACCGCATTTTTACATTCTTAATTTCTTCTTTCAAGGAATTGTTCTCCTGCTTCAAGTCTGCAAGTTCTTCAATCGCATAGTTGAACTTCCGAACAGCCTTAATGACAATCTGGCGAACTCTCTCCCTTGAAAGTTCAAACTCTTCGGCTATATTACTAATCCTATCCCCATTGAAAAATGCTTGCATAATCTTCTTCTCTCGCATTCCACCTTGTGACGTTAACTCCAATAACGTACAAAGTGAGCTACCGATTTTTTCATAACTGAAAGAAGAAATGTTTAACGCATCATGCATTAACATTTGTATCTTAGCATTTACCTTTCGCTCACTTGCTAACAATTCTTTCTGCTCTCTATCAAGCAAATCCTCTGAGGCAGACAACATCTTGTACTTCTCGGAATACTTCTTGACATCATCAGCATTCACCCAAAAGCGTTTACTGCTCTTATCATTGTAGCCTCCAAGCAAGCCCTTGTTAACCCAGTTTGTAATCGTCTGAGGGTCAACGCCTAAAAAAGCAGCGGCATCATTTCGTGTCATTCTCTCCATACGAACCCCTTTCTTTTATCTTTTGTTCTTAAAATATTCACCATAGGCATTAACCAAATCTTTTTCAGTAATACCTCTACTCAAACAATCATTAGTAAAATCTACTCGTACATTATCATTCCTTTGAACTTTATTGTACCGCTCTGAATACTCTTTAATCAAGTCGGCAACTACCATATATGCTTTAATTTGGGAAGATTTAAGCATATCTACGCTAACAAAAGTCTTACAGATATTGATTCCTCGTTTATAGTCAATCTTTTGCAGGAAAAGCCCCATGCTAGTAGCTACAACCTTACTTGCGTCATTCTTGTAAATAAGCACCGTATAAGCTATTTCTCTTTCAATGTGAGCTAATACCCTATTAATTGACATGTTATCTACTCCCAATGCTCGCTCAGCATATCTTCGCAAGAAATGAGGCGTATAGCTGAACTGCTCTGCACTATTCTCTTCGTCCAACAAGGAAGTAGCACATACGTAATCGTTCGTTTCCTTGCAATAGATAAACATGTCAAAATAGAATTTTCTTATATTCCCTCTATCTACAAACACACATACCTTGTATTCAGTAGCATCTTTCGTCTTGAAATCATAACACTGGGTTGTATATCGTCCCATTCCCTTACGAAGCTCACGGATGAGTTTCTTTGCTTTTTCGATAGCAAACTTTTCTAGCATAGGCTTATCTTTCTTGAATATCTCAAAAAGTTCACGCCCCGTCATAGAACCTATAATCATTCTTTTCCCTCCTCTTTCTTGTTCAATTCGTTAGTAAAAAACCTTTTTAACCCATCGTATTGATTTACCACCTGTTCCAAAGCCTTATTCTTCTCACGCAACTCATCACGCTCTAAGAGTAACTTTCTGTACTTCTCTAACACACATCTAACTTCTTTCGAGTGAAGCCTCTGTAGCTGATTGTTGAGTTCATTAAGTCTGTAGCCTTGTTCACGTGTTTTCTTACGAAGATGACACAATTCTTCTTGCATTTTTGAATAATTCTTCAATACCCTAAGAGTTATTCGCTCTTCGGGTATATCCTTATTCACATCATTCTTTCTTGCCTTACTCATAACTAAAACTCCTTGTCCTTTAAAAATAAAACGCTCCCAACCAAATAACTACCTTTCCAGCCAAGCCCCCTCGCTTGTATTGTAGCCAAAGTATTTATAGGTTTATGTTTGAGAAGTCCTTCTTCATCGCACAATAATATGTTATCATCATTAAGATGAACCAGCTCAACATATCCATCAACCAAAGCCTGAGCTTCTTCTAGTGAAATCTTTTCTCCATTCTTTGGCTGCACATCTTTGACGATGCAGCCTACCTCGTATAACTTCATGCTCTATAAATTTAAATAAGACATCATATCTTGAACGGCATCCATATCGTGCTCGATACTCTGCTCATATTTGCTTTTAAGATTTTTATAGCCCTTTAATATCGTAAAGCAATAATGTTTACCATCAAAGTAAAAAGGCAACTCATTGCAATTCTTTTTGTTTGCCGTGAAATTATAAGGACTCCCATGATGAAAATCAAACTCGAAAGAATTGTTATCGTCCTTACATCGCTCTACTATCTTACTTTTCCATTCTGCAATATGCGCTTGCAGCTTTTTTTTATCATTAGATGTTTCTAGCCATAACGTAGTCCGAGATTTACAAAAAGACAATTTTCCCAATATATCCAACTTGATAACATAAACGTTATTTGTAGCCACTGGTTTCAAAGCCTTCAATGCTTCATCCAAAGCGTTAGCCAAAGCTCCATTTTTGCAATTATTTGCCCTAAATTGGCTTATTACTTGATATGCTGTATTCTTATCCATAATCTCAAAGTTCTAAATTTCAACACCAAAATTCTCTGCAAATATCTGAAGCATTGTCAGCTCCAAAATAACTTTCTTCGCCTCGTCCTCTCTCATACCATAGCATACTGCAAAACGCTGACATAACGTTGCGCAATCCATATCGTGACGCTCGTTTAAGAAAGCTATCATATTTCTTACTAATTCTTTGCTATTCATTCTCTTAAACAGTTTTTATGGTGTGTCTCACCTTTTATATTATTTGTACTTTTCAATTGTATTAAAGACATTATCTAAAGCCTCATCGCAATACGCTGTACTAGTTACACATGCGCCTCTTGAAATCGCCTTGTAGCAATCTCTAAGACCAAGCAAACCACTAATAAGCTTAGATGCATCATAGCAAGTAAACTTATTCAAGTCCAATGCATCAATAGCATTTATGCCATTTTCTGTGATAACACCTTTTAGATCATTGATGAACTTCTTCTGCTTGTCGGTAATCATCTTCATAACGTCTGTGCTAGTTTTTAACGTGCTCGCCCTGCACTAAATTGCAAGAAACTTGTCTTGCGGCAAATCTTCAAGTATCTCTTAAAGACATTGCAAAGATACGATTTTATTTTCTAACTTGCAAATATATTATAGTTTTTCTTTGTGTATTTAACCTTTATTTGCTTTAAGTATTGGTAATTTTATGATTTTAACAATATAGGCAGACTTTCACAAGCCCGCCTATACCAAAAAGAAAATAATACATTATTATATATATAAATTAAAAAGAGTATTACTTGTTGTCATACTTATAAAGAATCACCCTACTTTGCGGAAACACCTTATATATACGCTCTAAGTCTTCAGGTGCATTATCCCTTAGCCATACAAAACAATCCAAGTCCAAAGACAAACCTCCTGATGCATTCCCCACCTCAGCGTTCTCTGAGCGCAATGCTCTGGAGTACATTATCGGCTTAGGTAGATGGCGATGCTTCATATATTGCAGGATTTGTTTTTGAGTAAAATCAGCAAGAGGATAACAATTTCCACCATGAATGTAATTTTCATCCTCATAAGACTTCAACATAAGGCTACGGTTCATCGAGTCTGCTTTTTTCATACCAAAGAACACGTATTCTATTCCGAAACGTATCTTTAAGGCTTTTACGACCATAGAAAGATTAAGTACCTTTACCTTTGGGTTCGGTACACAATACACCCCATAATGAAGATTGTATGTAGTATTCCAATGCGGAATTTGCTCGAACTCTATCTTCGGGTATCTTGCCCTCAGCCAGTTTATCCATCGCTGTATATGTTCCAAGTCTTTTACGAGATACATAAATACACACACTATCCGTTCAAACTTATCATACAATAAGTCCAATGTAACAATGGAATCCTTGCCAAGAGACATCATAACAATGCAATCTGGACTCTGTTCCCTAACCATATCAATTACCATATTGGCAACTTCTAAGGGATTCTTCCTCACTACAAGAGGCTTTACTCGCTTACGTCCCATATTACAATAAACCTAAGACCTGACTTCCGGAAACACGCATAGAGCTAGTGGCTACCATGTGCAGCATATCACAAAACAGCTGCTTCTGTTCCAAGCTTTCAAAGTCGATAAATATGAAGTTATCAATATCTTCCTGCCTTTTCATGCCGACATCAGTACAATGTTGCTTCTGCTCTTTAACCTCTTCCTTTGTCATCTTAGGCTTGGCAGCATGCTCGGCTACAATCTCTTCAGATGTTTTTTCTATGTTTGGTAATTCCGTCATTGGTACTGGCTCAGCTACAGAAGTCATCGGTTCATTCAGAAAATCCTCACTGAAGTCATCCATACCCGACTCTTTTAAAGATGCTTCCAAATCATCTTGCAACATCTTGATTTGTTCTGTGTCCTGTTCCGTGAAGCCAGCAGCCTTGAAATCTATTTCGTCTATACTGAAATTCTTAGCAACCAAATTGTAATCTATCGGGTCTTGCGACTTCGCCATAAACAACAACTGCTCCTTTTCGGTCTTCTCATCAAAATCAACGGCTTCTACCTTGATGTCATAATCCGTTTCGGGAGTTCCATCATAACCTTGGATAAGGTCAACACTCATCACTCGCTTATGCCCATCTATAAGATTGCCTGTTGTTTCATTCCATTGAATACCACCAATTAGACCAACTTTCTTTATGTTGGCTTTCTGCTGCTTGATGTCTGCATCGGTATGCACCTTCGGATTACAAGGGTTCAGATTTATCTGAGACCTCTTGATTATCTTTGTTTCACTTCCTTTTTTCATTTCAGTTCCTCCTTATTATTAGCTTTTAACATGACTATCCTTGCCATAGGGAATACCTTGTATATCTTCTCCAAATCTGCCGGATATAACTCTTTGAGATACTTTTGGTATTCTATATCTTCAATATCAACTCCCGAACTTTGCTTATTCGTTCCACACACCTCTGGGTTCTTCAAGCGATGGTCAAGAATAAAATCCAAAATCTCCTTATTCTTATATGTAGATAATGGATAAAACTTCTTCGTCTTCCAATTAATAGCTTCCTTCCCATCCGTATAACTTCTAAGCATAAGGCGTCTGTTCAAAGAATCCGATTGCTTGAATCCATAACAAGCCCACTCAACTCCTAGCTTCTCCCTAAGTTTCTCGGTAATGTCAGCTAGAGTCCATTGCCTTTGTTTTGTATTCTGCTTTATTCCCATATACCCTGTCTTAATATAATTGAACAAAGCATAATGGGGAACTTGAACAAATTCTATGTTCGGGTATTTGGCTTTAGCGTAATTGTAGTAACGCATGATATGTTCCAAGTCTTTCACAAGATACATGAATACAACAATAACTCGCTTGAACTTCTTGTAACATAAGTCAAGCAAGACGATAGAATCCTTTCCACTCAAAGAATGGAAAAGCAATATACTGTCTGTCTCCTTGGAAACATCGTCAATGATTTCTCTTGCTCTTTTTAGTTCTTGCATACATTATTCTCCTTAAAAACAAGGGGTGAATGAAACTTAATTCATTCAACCCCTCTAAGACTTTTAACCTCTTCTAAGTCTGCGGTTTACACGCTCTGTGACGTTATTAGCTGCTGTACGAGCTGCCAATGTACGCATTGCGCCACCGTAAGTAGTTCCTTGTGCGCCAGTGTTACGATATTCGATATTTCTACCACGCTGTCGTCTCTCACCCGCACGAAGACCTGTTGTACGATTTGTTACCGCTCTCCATTGGGTGTAACGATAACCTCTTGATGCCTCTGACATAGTTGTAACGTTTTAAGTCCACGAATCATAAACTACTCCCCTTGAGGAATTATCTAGGGTCAGTGGACTTACGCCCACCTACTTTAGAGTCGTTTTAGTTACCTTGTCAACAACAAAGAAGAAAAACAAAGGACGCTCTTTCTCCTTTTTAAGCTCCAATGCTTCGTACATTTCATCCAAATCATGGCTATCATACTTTTCGTGAAGAAAATCAATATCTTCTTTCATAACGATACAAGTATCATTTACCAATACATCACAATCGATATACCACGAATTGTTATAATCATGGAAGTGGATTGTTTTTACTACTCGCAAAGGGTCAACAATACCCTCCTCTTGCGCTTTAATTACATCCTCTTCTTCACCATGCTTTTTAAGGAACTCCAAAACATCCTTGTCAAACAAACGACCAATATAATGGTCTGTATAGGCTCTGTACTCAACCTTCTTCTTGCCTTCAAGAATCTCCTTGGCATTCTTTCTTGTCATAATCAAGTTAAGAACCTCAATAGGTTTGGCTGGCTTGAAATCGGGATACTTCTCTTTAAATGCACTTACCTGCGCATCAAAATCTTCTTTGTTATTACTCATAATTAATTATTTCAAGGAACACAATGCAAAGATAGTATAATTCTTTCATCCAAGCAAATGCGTTCGGGTTATTAAACTCACTTTTGGCAAATTGTGAAATATCATTTCTTTTCACCAAACTTCTCTTCAAATGATTTTCTGACTTCTGTAAACTCGCTGTCATCAATAACATTTGGGTCAAAATTTTCTTCTTTCTTCATATTATCAATCTTTATATGGTTTAACCAATCTATCTTTAGCTTGCGCCAACAGTTGGCACATCTCTCTGAGTTTAGACAGCCTACGACATCGCAAGGTGGAACATCATTCAATGAGTCAAACTCATCAATCTTTATCTTCTCCTTGCTTGGTCTCCAATGCTCTCTAAGACGTTTGTTAGCGTCTGCTCGGTATCTAAACCAACAACAATCTTGTTGAATGCCCTCTCGGAAAATATGGTATACTTTCATCGCTACAAGTTATAAAGTTCTCTGATTTGGTCGCCTGTCATGTTGTAAATTTCCAGTATTCGTTTATCACGTAATTCACAATCATAAAAATTACTATCTTCATCATTGATGCTACCGTCATTAACACGCTCTACAGCTTCTTCTTCACCTGTCGCATACGAAACCGCCAGAAGAGATTTTTCCTTTTTTGTCAGCCCTTTATCGGACAGCGCAACTTCTAGAGCATCATCCAAGCAACCTTGTATTTTACCAGCATATCCGCTCGCTTTATCCAACAACTTGATAATTTTTAGTTCTTTCTTATCCATAGCTTTACAAATTTACAAAACCACCTCTGTTCACACTATCAACGTTCTTTACGAACTCACTAGGCTTTAATAGACTACTAGCGAAGTATTCGAACAAGAGAGAGTTACCAAATCCCTTGACAACCTCGAAAGCCTTATCGAATAGAGCCTTAACCTTTGCTTGCTTCGTGGGAGCGACAGATAAAGCTAGGTCGTCCATCTTCTCACGAATCTCATCGACCATAAGGTCATGGGCTTTAGCTCTACCTTCAGCGGTCTTACCTAATTCTAAATATGTATCTTTAGTCATATCTATAAAACAGTTGTTTCGGTGTGTCTCACCTTTTATATTACGTTGCAAAGATAAGAAAAACACCTAAATCTTGCAAATTATTTAATACATTTCTTTTAAATATTAAATATAATTTATGTTCAGAAACACATTTTAATCTTTCATCACCTCAAAATGAGCATCCATAGCCTCAACAATATTGCATAACGTATCAATATCTGCGTTAAAACGCCCCATTTCAATGTTACGAATGTTGTTAGGCTTATAACCTGACTTTTCTGCCAGCTCCTCTAAGGTCATACCGCTAAGTTCACGAACCTCTTTAATCTTCTGACCCATGATGTAGCGATAGAGATTTCGATTGCGATGTTTCTTATCATCATCGGGATTACGTCTTTGCTGAAGATAAGCAATCTCAAAGTTTCTTATCTTCAGACAATTCACCATGTTGTCAAACACCTTGTGCTTAGGCGGAAGAGGAAAACCATCTGCATCCTCTTTAACCAGTTCAATCTCGCCACCTTCCGTAGCCTGTATATACTGAGCGAAGCGCACAGCATCATCGTAGTACATTTCCGTAAATCTTTGTATCATATTTTAAGAATTTTCTGCAAAGGTACACAAAATAACTCACATTTGGTCAAACTTGAAACATACAAATAGGTTTTATTTGGTATTTTTAATACTTTGCGGTATCTTTGCACAATAGGAACAAAAATAATTTAAATCAATAACTATGTGGGTATATAGCGAAAAACAAAAGACATGGGTCAACCTAGAACAAGTTCAGCGAATAGCTAGCGATGGACAAGGTGGATATTTGTTGATAAGTCAAGATGGCAAGAAAACCTCCATCGACCAGTCTTGGTATGACAAGGCAATGCGTTGGGTTGACCCTGAATGGTGGGAGAAACATCCTAATGGCGGAAAGGATTCCTTGAACTTTGAAGAAGCTCTGAAGGCTATCATGAAAGCTACAGGTGCAAAAATGAATAAAAAGGAAGAGGAGAACAAAAACAAAGAGGGGGAAGACTAAGCTTCCCCTATCTCCTTATTATATATTGTTTCCTGCAAGGTTGATAAGATAATCAACGACCTTTGCATTTGCCTTGTTGATATTGGTATAATCCTTCTGGATATAAATATCGGTTATGTCCAAGTCCGAAACATGGTTAAGAGCTTCATGAATCGTATATTTATCTATTCCCAGTTTATTTCTAGCAATTGATGCCCAAGTATGACGGGCTGAATAGAAGTCAAAACGAGGTATTCCCAACTCGTCCGCTATATAATGCAGACCTTTGTTGATATGCTTGTTGAAGCTACCCGAATTGGAATACTTTATATAGAAATCAAAAACCCTAGATGTTCCTTTGTACTTTTTAAATAAAGGTTTTATAACATCAGGTACTTCTATTTCTATGTGGGCGTTGTCCGCTCGCTTATCCCTAGTCTTGGCTCTGTCATATGCAAGCACACCATTCTTGTATTGCGTACATTCATACATATCAACAGAATTCATTCCCATCATACAGAACGACATAATGTAACAATCCCTAGCCATACCGATACGCCTTGTACCTTTGAACTTAAACACCTTGACAAGGTTCTCTTCACTGATTACCCTGTTCTTTGTGTTAGGTATATCCTTGGGAATAGAGAATTTCTCAAAAGGATTATTGGTAATCACTTTCTTATCATCCGTGTTGTATTCCTTAATAGCCTCATTGAACAAGTGACGGATATTGCCAAGGTATAAAGACTGTGCTCTAGGATGCCCATCGAGATAATCTTTATATCTATTAAGGAAACTATAGTCTATAAGCGAGAATGGCAGTTTTCTGCATTGATTAAAACGTTCCAAGGAGTTCAGCATTATAGAATAATTCTTCTTTCCTTTATTGGTGGAACGTTCTATCCATTTCTCTGCATACTCGAAGAAATCAAGAGTTTCGCTTTCTTTTGTTATATGCGAGAAAATCCAATCAATATCTACATCCTTGCCTAACAAGTCAATCTCTAGGTCATATAATTTATCCTTAAGGAGATTTATCTTGTCATCAATCGCCTTCTGTATCTTTCGGGATGAAATCTTCCCGCTTCGTGAGACGTCACTATCAGTCAGAACGATATTGGTAGGAATTCTTCTTCTCTGCCCCTTGTGTGAGACTACGATAGATACCTTTCTAGACTTATCTAGCTTTGGTTTTCCAAGTTCATATGTTATTGTTGCCAT